AGATACATTTGCTCGTCATCCAATGACATCTGCAGTTTATGAAAAAGAAGTTCGTCTTAACATCGCAAAGATGGCAGATGCCCTTGGTAAAGATAAACTTACACCAGATGAAATTAATCGTGCTATAGCAGATGCTCGTGAAACTGCACGCCAAGAAGTAGAACGCACATTGTTTACTATTGTTCGGCGTACAGGTGCTTCATCTAGCCAATTAATAAAACTTCTATTCCCGTTCTATGCTGCTTATGAGAATACATTTAAGCGCTGGGGCGGTATGGCTGCTGAGAATCCATCATTAGTTTCTACTGCTGGTCGCACCATTGCTCAAATAGTTAATGGTCAAACAGTAGTTGATAAAGATGGTAATGAGATTACTGATGCTACTAAATTACAGGGTGGAACACAAGCAAATCTTGTAGTTAGAGTGCCTCAAGCATTTATTAATGCTCTACCTAAAGAGTGGAAGTCTGTAGTTGAAGACTCATTTAAGAGTATTAATATTCCATTAAGCAGCCTTGATGTTATTACACAAGGTCAACCTGGTAACCCAGGCTTTGGTCCGTATGCAACATTGCCTGCTTATCTAGTTCTTCGCAATCGCCCAGAATTAGAGGATGCATTTAAGCCGTTCTTCCCAGTGGGTCAACCACAATCTGTTGCTGATATATTTACACCAAGCGCACTTCGCCGATTGAATACAATGTGGCGACAAGATGCACTATATGTTCGCACATATAATCAAATGCTTCGTTATGAAACATATAAATATAATCAGGGCTTAAGACAGGATGCTCCACTACCTACTGAGATTAAGGATAAAACTAACAAGTTCTTCTTTATCAGAGCGTTAACATCCATATCTGCTCCGTTTGCCATTGCACCAGAGGTTGACTTCTATGCTCAGGCATATCGTCAGATGCAGACTCAGTATGCTGACTATGTAGACCCAGCAACTGGTAAGCGTGTTCCTGGCATGGCTGAGGCAATGTTCCTAAAGCAATACCCAGATTTCTTTGAGGCTACAGTAAGTCTTTCAAAGAACCCTGGCGGTTTGGAACCAAGCATCCAGACAGTTAATAACCTTAAGAAATACAGCGACCTTATGGCACTTGCTGATAATAAGGGAGACCCAGAGTTAATTGGTTTCTTGGCTAATGATGGAGATAATAAATACACATTTAGTCAGGCTGCTTACCAATGGCAGTATAGCCATGGTGCTACACCTGGTGCTGGCAGTGCATATCGTCAGAATAAAACTCCTGGCGAAATGTTAAAGGAAGCAAACATTAAGCGTGGTTGGTCTGAGTTCCAAAATCTTATGAGTCAAATATCTGCTTACAAGATTCAAAATGGAATTACCAATGACAGCGACCCACAAATGGATGTGCTTAAAAAGGCAAAATCATTATGGGTTAGCGGTATGGCTACCAAGAATCTTGACTGGTATTCAGAGTATGCCTCTCCAGACAAGGCTAAATATGAACGCCGTGCTGAGATTTTATCTACAGCGTTCAAAGATAAAAAGTGGATGGCTCAAAATGGTGACCGTGCTGTAATTAAAAATGCTGCACTTTACCTTGAGGCTCGTCAAGCCTTTGCTGAAATTCTTAAATCAAGAAAAGCAGCAGGTGGTTCAAAAGATATTGGCGCTCAATCTAATTCAGATATTGCAGATGCATTAGATTACTTTAAAACAAACTTGATTGCAGGAAGCCCTGAAACAGAACAGTTCCTCAATCGTTACTTCTCAAATGATACGGTGGTATTGTAATGGTTGTTACAACTGGTTCAAGTAGTTCAAAAGATACTGCTTCAAATAGTTCAAAAGATACTACTTCATCATCAAATCAAAACTTATTAAATGATTTGATTAAAAAAGTTGCACAAAGTAGCGGTAGTGTTCAAAGCAAAGGTGCTGTGTATACTCAGCAAGAGGCTGACTATACAGTTCAAAATGTAGCCCAACAGTTGCTTGGTCGCAGTCTTATTGGATTGGATTACAACAAGGCTATCAAGATTGCCATGGCTCAATCACAAGATACAAGTATCTATGGTCGCCAACAGGCTGTTGAAAATTATCTTATGAGCACACCTGAATATCAGGCTCGTGAAGAAAACAAATATCTTGATGCCATCTATAACGAAGTTGCTAAAAATGTTCAGAAGGCGAGTGTGTAATGGCTAGTATTGTTTTACAAGCAATTATTAATGGTCTTACTAAACAACTTGAGGGCATGGACCCAAATACTCCAGAAGCACAAGGGCTTTTAGCAACTCTTAAAACTTATCAAGAACAGGCTAATGCTGAGGATAAAGCAAATCAAGATAAAGTAAATGCAGAAAAAGATGCAAAGACTAAAGATAAGATTAAGAAAAAACAGGCTCAAATTGCTATTGCTAAAGCCAAGGGTCAAGCCACAGATAAACTTGAATCTGATTTAGATAACCTACGCAGTAAGATATTAAATCCTACTGACCCTGAAAGATTTGGTAAAGAGTTACGCTACGGTCCAAATGGTGAAAGCCTAGTTCCTGGAACTGCAGAGTATGCAAAAGGAACTACAACCAGACCAACTGTTATGCCATCTGCAAAGCCAGGTCCTGGTGGTTTAGTTGTTAACGGAACAAATCCTGCTGGTAAGACTGCTGGTTCTACTGGAACTTCTGGTAACAAAACTGGTAAGGGTGGCACAGGTAGCGCAGGTAGTAGTTCAACTGCAACCAATGACCCAAAGACTGCATGGATTAGTTATCTGCAAACAACATTTAAAACTTTGCCAGGTGCTCAAAAGGCTGAAATAGATAAACTTCTTACACAGGCTCAAGCAGAAAAGTGGAACGAATCTACTTTTATGGAGGCTTTAAAAGGCACTCAATGGTGGCAAGAAACATCACCTAGTCTTCAACAATTCTTTTTAAGCACTCACGACCCACGCAATGCTGGAACTTTTGCTCAGCAATTATCTAATAAGATGGATAGTATCTCTGCAAAACTTGAAGCACTTGGAGTTAGAGCACAACAAACAGACCCAATTACTGGCAAGGTTTATGACAATAGCCAAACCATCCAAGGTATTGCTATGTCTGCTATTCAGAATAACTGGACTGATGCTCAACTAACTCAACACCTTGGCGACAATGCCCAGTTGTTATTTACTGGTGGTGGAACCATTGGTAGTTCATTAGATAGAATTAAAAAACAGGCTTTGTTATATGGTGTTAACATTGATAATAATTATTTAAATAAGATACAGACATCATTGCTTGACCCAACAGATGGGCGTGATGCTCAGTATTATTTAAATGAAATGCAAAATCAGGCTGTAGATTTATACAAGCCTTTTGCTGATTCAATTAAATCAGGGCGCAGCCTTTATGAAGCAACCAATAATTATCGCACCAAGATGTCTACATTGCTTGAGGTTGCCCCAGAGAATTTATCTTGGAAGGACCTTATGTCTAAGGTAATTGACCCAACTACTGGCAATGCTCGCACAGAAGCAGATTTTACTAAGCAAGTTAAGCAAGACCCATTGTGGCAATATACAAAGAACGCTAAAGAAACCTATAGCAACATGGCTGTAGATTTGATGAAGCAGTTTGGATTCATGGGCTAATGGCAGATACAGTTAAAGTTAAATCTGGTGATACGCTTTCAGCAATCGCTAAGGCTAATAACACAACAGTCAGCGCTATTGTTGCTGCAAACCCACAGATAACAAACCCAAATTTAATTAAACCTGGACAAGTATTTACTGTTCCATCTGCTACCCCTGCACCATCTGGAGTAAATACAAATACTCTTGCAGGTATTGCTGCAGCATCTAGTACTAATGCTTCTACATTACAACAGTTGCAACAAAAAGTAGAATCTTGGGGGTATAAAATTGACCCAAATACTGGACTCTATAACACCACTCCAACATCTTCTGCTAATGCTAGTAACAATAAAACTGTATCTAATACAATTAAAAATGCAGATGGCACATCTACAGTTGTATACAGTGATGGAACCTATGAGATTACTGGAACAGCAAATAAAGTTCTTACTGCTACTGATGTAACTAAATCTGTTACAGATGCTATTACTGCTCTTAATGCTTCTTGGCAGGCTAAGTTTGATGCTTTAACTACAAAGCAAACAGAGGCTAATCGTGCTACCGTAACTACAGCCCTTGAAGATTTTAAGGCTAACCTTAAATTGGCTGGTCTTGATACATTGGCTACAACCATTGATGATTACATTAAGCAAGACTTAACAGCATCTCAAATCAAGATTAACCTTGTTGGCACACAAGCATATAAAGATAGATTCCCAGGTATGGAGTCTTTGTCTAAGGCTGGCAAGGCTGTTAACGAAGCCACATATATCTCTATGGAGCGTGGCATGATAAATGTTCTTAAGGCTTATGGTCTTGATGATAAGGTATTTGGAACTACAGAAAAACTTGGACAGGTTATTGGTAATCAAGTATCTGTGGCTGAGTATGAAAACCGTGTGCAGATTGCTGCTGATAGAGTTCAAAAGAATCCAGATGTTCTTGCAGCGCTTAATCAATACTATAAGGTTGATACTGCTGGTGCCACAGGTTACTTACTTGACCCTAAGACTGGTATGGATGTTGTTAAGAAACAAATCCGTGCATCTGAAATTGGTGCTGCTGCACAGATGTATCAATTTGATTTGTCTCAAGCCAATGCAGAAAGTTACATCAATGTATCTGGCACATCAGACCTTAATGCACTTAAAGAAAGTTTTGGTAAGGCAAGAGTTCTTGCTAATACACAATCACGCTTGGCTTCTATTGAAGGCACAAACTACAGCGAACTTGAGGCGGTTGCATCAACACTTGGTCAAGACCAAATTAGACAACTTGAATCTCAACGCCGTGCACTTCGTGAGCAAGCACGCTTTGCTGGACAAAGCGGAATAAGTGCTTCGTCTCTTAAGACAGAAAGCACAATATAAGAATCCCCACCCTGACCGACCAGCCCAGGGGGGCGTAAAAGTCTGGTAGCAATAGCCGTAATAGTTTCCCCGAACTAATACGAGGATTGCGAATACAACTAACGAAAGGGAGATAGGTAGATGGCTACCAACTATGACGATGATGATGACGATTTCTTAGATGAGGGTCAACCTCAGGATGTCGTTAAACAACTACGCAAGGTAAATCGCACACTTGAAAAGCGCCTTAAGGAACTTGAACAAGAAGCGACTACTTTGAAAGTTCAAACTCGTCAGCGCACCGTAAAGGATGTGTTGACTTCAAAGGGTATTAACCCAAAGGTTGCAGCATTTATACCTCAGGACTTAGAAGTTTCCGAGGATGCAGTTACTAACTGGCTAAATGAATACAGCGATGTCTTTGGTATTAAGACAGAAGAAGCAAAGGAAACTAATTCCGCTTCTAATGTCAACCCAGCATTACAGGCACAAAAGCGAATCAATGATGTTGTATCTAGCGGACAGGCTCCAGCCTTTGACGAAGATATTGCAGCAAGAATCGCCAACGCCAAGAACGCTGATGAACTCAACGCCATTATGGGTGTGCAGGCTTTTTAATTAACACTCAACTACCAATCACCAGGAGGTGAACTCAATGGCATACACAGACTCCTCTGCATTAGCAGGTTTAGTCAAAACAGCGTATGACCGCTATGTAGAGTTTGCGCTTCGTGCTCAACCACTGATTCGTTCAGTTGCTGACAAGCGCCCTGCACAGCAAGCAATGCCAGGTTCAAGCGTTGTATTCTCAATCTACAACGACCTTGCACCTGCAACCGCAGCACTATCATCTGAGACAACTGACCCAGATGCAGTAGCGCTGTCCGATGTAACAACCGTAGCAGTAACACTTGCTGAATACGGCAACGCATCACTTGTAACTCGTAAGTTACAATTATTCTCACTATCAGATGTTGACCCTGCAGTAGCAGACATCATCGCTTTCAACATGGCAGACTCACTAGATAAGATTGCTATGGAAACATTGCGCCAAGGCACAAATGTTATCTACTCAGCATCATCAACTGCTCGTACTTCAACCGCTACAATCACAGCAACTGACACAATCAAAGCAGCAGACATCCGTAAGGCTGTTGCTAAGTTGCGTTCTAACAAGGCTGTTCCTCGTGAGGGAAGCCTTTACTGGTGCGGTATCCACCCAGAAGTTTCACACGACCTTCGTGCAGAAACTGGAACAACTGGTTGGCTAGAAATGCACAAGTATGCAGAAACAGGAACAGGTCAATTCTGGGCTGGCTCAATCGGAACATTTGAAGGTGCTTTCTTTGTAGAAACACCTCGTATGTACCGTGGCGTAGACGGCGCAGATGCAACTGCTCTTGCTACAACTGCAGTAACTGTTGCAGGAACTTCTGCTGGCTACACCATTGGTGTTGCTTCAACTTCTGTAATCGCAACTCAGTCTGAGGCTGGAGATAAGATTTCAGGAACTGGTATTGCATCAGGTGCAAAGATTACTTCTTTGGTTACATCTGGTTCAACAACCACAATCACTGTAGATACAGCACACACTGCTGCTGTAACTGCTACAACTGTTGTAACAGTTACTCCTGTAACTGCTAACTACCGCACAATCCTTGCTGGAAAGCAAGCGCTTGCTGAGGCTGTAGCACAGGAGCCAAATGTAGTTATCGGTCCAGTCGTTGACCGCTTGCTACGCTTCCGCCCAATCGGTTGGTACGGAGTCCTTGGATTCTCACTATACCGTCAGGCTGCTCTATACCGCATTGAGTCTGGTTCATCCATCTCTGCGTAGTTCATTAGTGGGGAGTGGGCTTTGCCCACTCCCTACTCTTAAAGGAGAATAAATGGCACAATATAAGTTTATACCGCCACAAGTTAAAGAGACTCCTGCTGGTTGGGATAGATTACTTATTCGCTATGGTATTCACCGTGGGGTCACCGTTATGATGATTAATGGTGTATACTCCTCTTATCGCTTTCCTTCACAAACTGAAACATTAGAAGCCCAAGAGGTTTATCTTGGTGGGCACGAATATACTATTGATGAAAAAACAAAGAATCGTTTAACCGATGCATCTATCGGTGGGGTATACGGAGATTACATAACAGCACTATGACTCACATACATCATGGAGTAGTAGACCAGTGGGGCTTTGACGATAAGCAGAACTGGATACCAAAGATTTACAAATGTAAAGAGTGTGGCGAAACATCAGAAGGACCCTTCCCCGAAGTCCAAGAACCTGAGGTAGACCACAGCAAATGCAGTTATGACCCTTGCTTTGGTTGTAAGGCTAAAAGCCTGCAACTGGGCACGGGAGACTCTGGCAGACCAATGTCTGCTAAGAAGTGGGATGCAGAACTTAATGCCTACTCATCAGCCCGTAAGCAGGGTATTCAACCTGCAGGCACCACGATGCGTGCCGTAGAAGATGCTTTAAAGAAATCAGACAAGGCTGGCAAAGCCTTTGATGCAAACACAGGTGGATATAAGGGGTAAATAATGACTGCCATTGTAGGTATTCAAGGAAAGAACTGGGCGGTAATCGCAGCAGATTCTATGACTACCTATGACGACAAACCATACTATGCAAAAGGTATGGATAAAGTTATCCGTAAAGGTGATTATGTATTCGCTTTCTCAGGCGATGCTATTGCTGGTAACATAGCAGAGTTCCTATGGACTCCACCTAAAGCAGTTAGAACAATGAGCACAGATGCTTTCATGCAGATAAAAGTATTACCATCACTAAGAGAAGCCATGAAAGAACATGGCTATGAGCCAGATACTATCAAAGACCCAGATGCTGGCTTTGATGCTCTCATTTGTTTAGATGGAATTATCTATGAAGTTGATGAAGATTACCTATGGTCAAGAGATGACCGTGGCTTATATGCCGTAGGTAGTGGTGGAGCCTTAGCACTTGGCGCATTAGCCACAGGCTTTAGCAAGAACTCTATTAAAGCAGCGGAGTTTGCTGCTCGTAGAGCAATAAAGATTTCCGCTGATTACAACATTAGTGTCGGTGGAGATGTAAAAGTAATCACACAAAAGGGGAAACAAAATGGCAGCAGCAAAAAAACCGTCAAAAAAAACGGCGTACGCAGCGTACGAAAAAACTGAATCAAAGGCTATGAAGGCTAAAGAGTTAAAGAAAGGCGAGTCAAAATCAGAAAAGGCTCGTGAAATGAAAAAGGGCATGTCAATGCTTATGAAAAAGAAAGGCAAGTAAATGTGTGCAACATGTGGATGTGGAAGTTCAGTAGTAAATCAAGATGACAATTATGGAACAGTTAACCCGTATGGCATCGGAGGGCGTGATGTTTCATCTGCGCCAGTTACTCTTGGAGACAAGTAGTGGCAAAAGCAAAGAAGGGGATGGGCTTCGCTGCTGCTCAAAAGAGCATTGCAAAGAAGCAGGGAATCCCAATGAAAAATGCAGGTGCGATTCTTGCTGCGGGAGCACGCAAGGCAAGCCCTGCTGCTAAGAAAGCAAATCCAAATCTTAAGAAGGTTAAAGGAAAATAAATGGCAGACCCAAGACTAAAGCGAGCAGGTGTATCTGGTTTTAATAAACCAAAGCGCACACCAAGTCATCCAACAAAATCACATGTAGTTGTGGCTAAAGAAGGCGACCAGGTTAAAACTATTCGCTTTGGTCAACAGGGTGTTACTGGAGATAAAACTCCAACAGCAAGACAAAAATCATTTAAGGCTCGTCACGCAAAGAACATTGCCAAAGGCAAAATGTCTGCTGCATATTGGGCAGATAAGGTGAAATGGTAATGGCTAAAAAAGAAGTATGGGATAAACCTAATCCTAAGAAAAAATCAACACCGTTATCATCTGCTGCTAAAGCATCAGCAAAGGCTGCTGCTAAAAAGGCTGGCAGAAAATATCCTAACCTTGTTGACAATATGAGAGCAGCAAGAAAGAAGGGCAAGTAATTATGGCTACAGGTTATGCAGGCTCAACACTCGTTGCTGAATTAAATAGACTTGCCAATGCAGGCACATATCCAGCACGCACTGCTTTTCTTGAGGAAGCAGCAGCAGCATGCAAGTGGGCTGGGTTTTCTTATATCTATGAAACTGTGCATGCTTTGAATTTAAAGGCTGATGCTAACCGTCAACCTAAAGACTTTAAAGGTTTAAACGCTGTATGCAATGAACTTGCTGGAACCACTGGTAAATCTGCAGTATCAGCATTAAGGAGCATCAACCTCTAATGGCTACCTTTGAACAAATTACTGACCGTGTAGATACATTACTACATGGCTACAGCCTTAACCAAGAATCAACTACATGGCTTACTGCTGCTATTACTAATGCTACAACCACAAGCATTGCTGTTAATGATGCCAATGTTGTTAGCCGTGGCTTTATTCAAATTGATGATGAAGTTGTTTATGTAAACTCTACAAACAATATTGATAATATTCTAACCCTTGCTCCTTGGGGTCGTGGGCAAAGAGGAACAGTTGCTACTACTCACAATAACTCATCAAAGATAACTGTTGCTCCATTGTTCCCACGCTATGAAATTAAGAAGGCTATTAACGATACGCTCAATGCAATGTATCCACAAGTATTTGCCATTGGTCAATATCAATTTAACTACATTGCAGCACGCACAACCTATGATATTCCAGATGAGGCTCAACATATTTTATCTGTAACACACTCAGTAATTGGTCCATCTAAAGAGTGGTTACCAGTTCGTGCTTGGCAGATTGACCGTGTTGCTAACCCAACAGCATTTGGTGATGGCGTAAACTTTGGACACTCACTTGGTATTTATTCACCAGTAGTTCCAGGTCGCCCAGTAAATGTGGCTTACTCAAAACGCCCAACACTATTTAGTTTAACTACATCAGCCAGCCAAGAGTATGCAACAACAACTGGCATGCCTGATTACTCAGAAGATGTAGTTGTATACGGTGCTGCTTTCCGTATGATTTCTTTCCTAGACCCATCACGCCTTGGCGCTTTATCTGCAGAAGCAGATGTGCTTGATAATCAGCGTGGAGCACGAAGCGGTGAAAACGCAGCACGCTTCTTGTTCAATGTTTATACAACTCGTCTTAACGAAGTGGCGGAGAACCAACGCCGTCAATTCCCTATTCGTTCACACTACCAGAGATAAGGCACCCACATGGCAGCAGGCGACCCAGGTACCAGAAAGCGGAACTACTCCGCAACAGCGATTGAAACAACGCTGGTTAACTCTATTACATCAGCAGCAACTGGTGACACCACCACAAGCGTTGCAGTTGTTTCTGTAAGCGGTTTTCCATCAGCACCTTTCACATTAATTCTTGGACCAGATACATCAAGAGAAGAAGTAGTCACAGTAACTGCGGTTGTTGGAACCACTCTTACAATTATTCGTGGACAAGATTTAACTCAAGCACTATCACACGCAGCAGGAACATCTGTTCGCCACGGTGTATCTGCTCGTGAGTTTAAAGAATTACAAACACATATTGCAGCCCGTGGTTATGATGCTGATTCATCAATCCTTGCAAATGTTGATTCACATGTGCATGGTCTTGCATCGGGTGATGGTTCAGTAGTTGGTTCAGACCAATTAGTAACCCTTACTCGTAAAACACTTACCACTCCAACAATCAATGGCGCAACCATTACTGGAACAGTAACTGCAACAACTGCAACTATTGCCAGCCCTACAATTACTAGCCCTACCATTTCAGGTAGCCCAGTTATTACTGGTCTTTCATCTACTGGTATGTCTACATCATCTGCAGCACCTAAGTCTTATGTAGATGCATTAATTACAACTAACCAATCTTATGCAACTGCTGCAGCAACCAGTGCCACAAGCGCTGCTACATCTGCTACAAGTGCAGCAACCTCTGCATCATCAGCATTAACTTCTCAGACTGCTGCTGCTACCAGCGCAACAAGTGCTGCTGCTAGTGCAACCGTTGCAGCCACTTCTGCTACCAGTGCTGCTGCATCAGCCACTGCTGCTGCTGCTTCAACTTCTGCTGCTGCTGCCTCTGCTAGTGCTGCTGCAACTTCTGCTACATCTGCTGCAACATCAGCAACTAGCGCTGCTGCTTCTGCTACTACAGCCTCAGGCTCTGCAGCGACTGCAGTAACTGCTGCTACTAACGCAGCCACATCTGCAACATCGGCTGCTACTAGCGCTACATCTGCTGCAGCAAGTGCAACTGCTGCTGCTAACTCAGTATCAACTATTGCTGGTTATGCAACTACAGCATCTAATAGCGCTGCTGCTGCTGCTACATCGGCTACATCCGCAGCCACATCAGCAACAAGTGCTGCAACTTCTGCCACTAGTGCTGCTGCTTCATATACTGCAATTACAGACCAAACTGGTCGTGGACTTGTTCGTGATATGGGTAACATTACAGATGCAGATACAACATCAGATACTTATATTGGTATTACAGCACAAGTAACTCAGGCTACTCAACAGGCTACAGCAGCAGCAACCTCTGCAACTTCTGCAGCCACAAGTGCTACATCAGCAGCAACTTCTGCATCATCTGCTTTGACAAGTCAAACCGCTGCAGCAACTAGTGCAACTAGTGCAGCAGCATCTGCTACCGCTGCAGCGACTAGCGCTGCATCTGCTGCTACCTCTGCAGCCTCCGCTGCATCAGTAGTTGCTGGAGCATTGCAGACATCAGGTGGCACAATGACTGGTAACCTTATTCTTAATGCTGACCCAACTACAGCATTAGGTGCAGTTACTAAACAATATGCAGATAACATTACTGCAGCAATTAACTTCCATGCTCCAGTTAAGTTGGCTACTACATCTAACCTATCTGTTACTTATAGCAATGGTTCATCAGGAGTAGGTGCAACACTTACTGCTACTGGCAATGGTCGTGGTTCTATTGATGGTGTTAACATTTCTACCAACGATAGAATCCTTGTTAAGAATCAGACTACTGATTTACAAAATGGTATCTATACAGTAACTAACCAAGGTGGTGGAGGTAATGCATACATCCTTACCCGTGCTACTGATTATGATACTTCTATTGAAGTTACCAATGGAGATGTTATTTTCTGTACTGCTGGTACGGTTAATACTGGTGTTACTTTTGTTAATACATCTGCAAGTTCAATAACTATTGGTACAACTAGTATAACCTTTAGCACATACACATCAGCATCATTACCATCACAAACTGGTAACGCTGGTTACTTTTTAACCACAGATGGAACCGTTCCTTCGTGGGTTAGCCTCGCAGATTGGGGAACAGTATAATGGCATTTGCCTTTCAACGCCGTAGGGGTACAACTTCTGCCCACTCAACCTTCACTGGTCTGTTGGGTGAACTCACAGTTGATACCGATAAGAAAACCGTAGTAGTACACGATGGCTCAACAGCAGGTGGAACACCTCTATCTAAACAGCGTGCAACTACTGGTACAACATCTGGTACAACTTACACATTAGCCTTGGCTGATGCTAACAACATTGTTACCACAACTAACGCATCTACAGTTACAGTCACAGTACCAGCAAGCGTATTTGCTGCTGGAGATAACATTACAATTCTTCAAGATGCTGCTGGTCAGGTTACATTTGCAGCAGGCTCAGGTGTTACAATAGTTTCAACAGGTGCTACAACTGCAGCGCCTAAGATTCGTGCAGCCTACGCAGGTGCTACCGTTTACTACAAAACAGGAGGCGCTACACCTACGGTTACAATCGTGGGAGATATTGTCTAATGAGTCCAATTCTTAAAGGCATTGTTGCCTCGCAGATTAGCGGGCACTTAAATACTTACACCCTCACAGGTTCTTACGATGCTCTCGCTACTGTAACCGTACCTATCGGTGGTGCTTCAAGTATTACCTTCTCTGCTTTGCCACAAACGGGATATAGCCATTTAGAGATACGAGGTATTCTAAAAAGCACACAAAGCGGTAGCGGTGGGCAAGATACTAATATGATTTTTAATAATGATTCAGGTTCTAATTACACAGCCAATCATCAAATTTATGGCAATGGTTCATCTGCATCTGCTGCTTTTGGTGGAGCAAGTACTTCATATTTACAACCTTGGTATATTCCTATTGCGGGAGATACGGGCT